CAATCGTCTGCTGTTCGAGCAGAACAACTCGTCAACCCGTTCACGATTTGTGAATCAGGTAACACCCCTGCTGGCACTGGTCCAGGCCCAAGCGGGCATCGAGAGTTTCAATGTTGTCTGTGATGACACCAACAACTCATCGGTGGACGTCGAGGCAAATAAGATGAATGGACGAATTGTTGTTGTTCCCACACGAGCTGTGGAGTTCATCGCGATAGACTTCATCATTACCAACAGCGGGGTTTCGTTTGAGTAATGAATACGTATAGTAAGACTGACAGACGTACAGTTAGGAGCATAAAGAATGGCTGAACTGACCTTTAAGAGCGCCGGCGTAAGCACGAGGGAAATAGACCTCAGTGGACCCACGGCGATAAGTCCTCAGGGTGTACCTGCAGGTGTCATCGGAACTTCGCAGAAGGGACGGGCATTTGTCCCAATCACTGTTGCGACGTACCAAGACTTTGTAGCCGAATTCGGCGCAACCGATGGAGAAAAGTTCGGCCCGCTTGCCATGAATGAGTGGATGAGAAATGCCCGAGCAGGAACCTATGTGAAGGTTCTGGGTGTGGGAAATGGCACCCAGCGACAGTCTGGCGGTGACAACTCGGGACGCGTAGTTAATGCGGGATTCATTGTGGGTAACCGACAAGTTCAGGATAACGGACTCGTTGGTAACAACGCATATGCAGGCGCTAACTCTGCTACAAATGGCATCGAGGGAAGAACATACTTCTTGGCAGCACTCTGCTCACAGAACAATGGAACAATGCTAGCTGACGCAGGGATTCAGACAGATGTAGCACATCCTATTTTGAGAGGTGTGCTTATGGCACCCTCTGGTGTGCTCTTGGCCCTATCCTCATCCTACGCGGCCGCCGCAAATCAGAACGACCCAGCAGCTAATCAGTCTGCCATGGGTGTCTTTGGATCTGCTGCCATTAACGACGGTGGCTCGTGCCACGGAACTGTTGATGTCTCTAACGGACAGCAGAACTTTGTGCTGATCCTCAACGGGCACAAGAAGCAGGACACGTATCCTAACGTGATCACAGCTTCTTTCGACCCAGCGGCTCCACAATATATCTCAAAGGTTCTGAACACAGATCCCACCAAGATCGAACAGGCTGGGCACCTCCTCTACTCGAGCTTTGACGTCTACCCATCACACCTAACTCTGACTGGAAGTGGAGTCAACGCGGGCACAGATGTTATTGATGAGTGTGCGCTCCTATTGACAGGAACACTAGGGAGAAATGTGGGATCGGCAACGTCTCCCAACTATGAAAACTGGGAGGACAGGTTCCAGACAGCGCGCTCCCCGTGGATAATCTCTCAGAAGTTTGGCGCTAGTAATAAGAACCTCTTCCGAGTTCACGCTCTTGATGACGGAGATCGTCCAAACAGTCTCATTAAGATAACCATTGAGAACATCCAGGCAAGCAATAATGAGAACACCACTTACGGTAAATTCGATCTTCTAGTACGAGATTACACAGACACAGATGTGAACTCTGTTGTGCTAGAGAGTTTCCGAGGCCTCTCATTGGATCCCTCCTCTGAGCGCTATGTCTCGCGCGTTGTGGGTGACACGAAAATGTACTACGACTTCGACCAGAAGTCTGGTGCTCAGAAGCTGAGAATTGAGGGATCACACCCGAATGCCTCTGCCTATATTCGCATCGAGGTTCATTCTGATGTCGAGAACCTCGTGGTGGATGCAACCGCTCTGCCGTGTGGATTCCGCGGTCCCCGTCACCTGGTGACTAGTGGTTCCGAGGGCGCCAGCACCGGTGGCCACCTTGAGGGCTTTGTTGCTTCCGCAGCCGCTGCGACTCAAACAGGATTTACGCCTGATGTCATGTATCGAGTGGTTCAGCCTCCCCTTCCCATGCGTGAGCACCTCACGATCGGCGACGCTCCTAAGAAGAGGGTAAAGGCCCACTTTACCTGGGGTATCCAGTGGGAGGTCAAGGACGACCAGGCACGACCCAATGCGAGATCGAAGATCGACTCATCGCTAGTGAATCACTTCAAGTACTATCCCGGATTTGCTGACACCTGGAGAAAGGTCCTGGTGGGAGATAATGAGGGAACTGTGGACTCTGGTGGTACCGTTCTCGATGCTGACCGATTCAACAACAATTTCTTCTCCCTTGAGCGTATTCAGGTGTCGACAGGATCGAACGATCGGCCCATCAATTCGAGGTGGGGTGCCGCAGTCTATCGGAGAACCGGAGTGAAGGCAGCAACCCTGACAGACTCTGATGGAACAGTCTATCAGCGTGATGTCACGCGATTCCTTGACCCCTCTAAGGACTTCAATCACCTTCCCTCTCGGAAGTACCTGAAGTTCACGCTCCCTGTGCAGGGAGGCTTCAATGGAGTCAATCCCTTCGACGTGGCGAAATCCAAGATGACAGACACAGCTTGTCGTCGAGAGTTTGGTGATGCTGCTAATCAGGGTGGTGTTAAGGGACCAACAATTGCCGCCTACAGAAAGGCAATTGATGTAATGGAAGAGAAGGCAGATGTTGATATTCAGCTGCTCTCCATTCCTGGAATTCGACATGAGTCAGTTACAGACTATGCCATCGACGCTGTGGAGGGTAGATTTGATGCGCTCCTGCTGATGGACATTGAGGAGAAGGACACAGTTAATGAGTTCGTGACCTCCTCTGCTGATCAGATCACTGACGTGAGTAACACTGTTGAGAGATTCGAGGCACGTAACCTCGATTCATCCTTCGCGGCTGCATACTTCCCAGACGTAGTGATCACAGATCCGGCAACGAGAACCAACGTTCAATGTCCACCCTCGGTCGCTGTCCTCGGGGCCTTCGCCCTGAATGATGCAGTGGCCCACCCGTGGTTCGCTCCCGCAGGTTTCACCCGTGGTGCTCTTACCTCTGTTGTGGAGTCACAGGTGAAGCTTAATCGATCCAACCTAGATGCTCTGTACGAGGGCGATGTGAATCCTATCACATCCTTCCCACATACACCAGGTGTTGTGGTCTTCGGTCAGAAGACGCTTCAAGCAGCTCAGTCCGCTCTGGACAGAGTCAATGTGCGACGTCTCCTAATTGAGATTCGACGCAGGGTCCGACGCATTGCTAACACCCTACTTTTCGAGCCAAATCGTGAGGAGACTCTGGCGAGGTTCGCTAACGCGGTGAATCCCGTTCTGCAGAGAATCCAGGCCCAGCAGGGACTTGATCGATTCAAGGTGCAGATCGACACAACAACGACAACGCAGTCTGATGTTGAGAACAACACAATTCGCGGAAAGATCTTTCTCCAGCCCACACGTGCTGGTGAATTCATCTCCCTCGACTTTGTTGTAACTAACCAGGGCGCGGAGATATAAAAACTTACTGAACTTGATATTTAGAGACGTCACAGGACTTTAGGAGACTAGGAAAATGGCAGAAACACTCTCAGTCACTGATATGCTACCCAATAAGTTTGAGCCCAAGCGCAAATTTAGATGGGTATTCGCTATCGAGGGACTCGATTCATTCTTGATGAAGACAGCCGCACGGCCAACCATCAACACCGCAGAGCAGGAGGTCGCCTTCATGAACTCCACACGGTACCTCGCAGGCAAGACTAAGTTCGATGCGATCACCGTGACACTTCACGACCCAATCGCCCCCTCTGGGGCGCAGCAGGTGATGGAGTGGGTCCGCACGCACTTCGAGTCTGTCTCAGGTCGAGCAGGTTACGCTGATTTCTACAAGCGTGACTGCCAGCTCAAGCTATTGGATCCAGTGGGAACAGTGGTTGAGCTTTGGGACCTCAAGGGTTGCTTCCTCACTGCCGCAGCCTTCGGTGAGTTGGACTACGCGGGAGAGGATCCCACAGAGGTTTCCATTACCCTTCGTTTCGACAACGCAGTCCTCCAGTACTAATAAAATAGTTCTAGATTCTCAAGCCACGAAGACGCCTCCTAGATTACTAGGAGGCGTTTTTGTATCTGGGAGTTCTTTATCGTCACCTGCCATAGTTATAGTGTGATCAGGAGGCACTGGTGAGAGTTAGAAGAAATCGGCTGAGGGTAATCATTCGTGAGTGCATTCTCGTCGAGAAGGGTGAGGCGTACGCCTCCGACGTCACCAAGCTTAAACCAGAGATTGAGGAGTGGGTCGGTGTACTCATTGATGAGCTCGGAAAAACCTCACCTCGTGTCTTAGAGATGGATGATAGGCGTAGAGGTGCTGTGATCCGTCGATTAACAGACGCTGTTGCGTTGGAGATGATCGACGTGTTTGGACATCCCATTGATCCCAAAAAGATAAAGAAGCGCGAGCGGGATAAGTGGAAGAAGGAGGAGCAGGAAGAGTTATCTCAACGTGCTTCTAAAGTTAACTACTACGGCCGCGGCGGCTACTAATAGATCATGCAACAATCTCAACACTCGAGAAGTGAATGACCGCCACCGGAACCTGGCGCCGCGGCGGCGGCCAGCAGGTGTCCTTTGAGTTCATTGTGGACTCTGCGAGGCAGCATCAAAAAGTGGGGGGTAGGATATACGTGAGTACTGACTCCTTCCCTGGCGGCAGCGAGTGTGTGTTTGCCACTGTCATATGCCTCTACAATGAGACACTCCGCAAAGGTGGAACGTACTTTTACCAGAGGCACACAGTAAACCCTAGGGCTGTGTCTGATCTACGTGAGAGAATGCTTCTGGAAGCGCAGAAATCGATTGACCTATCTATGACACTCTTTGACTGCGGGGTGAGCGATCTGGAGGTGCACCTGGACATAAGTCCCAAAGGCACACCTCACGCGACCTCGAGGTACGCGGATATGCTCTCAGGGTACGCGACCGGTGTAGGACTAGATTGTCGCGTCAAGCCCGACGCGTGGGCTGCCAGAGTGGCCGACAGGCACTCCAAAGCTGTGTATGCTCAGGACAGCGACAGCAGCTAATTGATTTTACAGGGCACTTCAGAGCTGTAATACTTACTAGAAGATGTTCACATCTGTTTAAGGGAGTTATAAGTGTCTGACGAACCAACTAGAGAATCTCGAAATGAGGTATTCACAGCTACACAGGCTGAGACCGCGGGATTCAAGACTCATAATGTAATGAGAGACGACTTTGGGTTTGAAATCCCAGTCGAGACTGTCCCACTGCCGTCGCGCGGTGTGGTATACCCATCTGACTCAGCACTCTCCGGTCAGGAGACTGTTGAGATTCGAGCTATGACAGCACGGGAGGAGGATATTCTGACCTCCCGGGCGCTGATTAAGAAGGGGACAGTTATTACACACCTTCTCCAATCGTGCTTAGTCAATAAGCAGATCAATGTGGATGAGATGCTCTCCGGTGATAGAAATGCTATCATGACTGCTCTTCGAATTACGGGCTATGGATCAAGCTACGATGTTGAG